TTTTGTTAATCTGACACACCCGTCCAGTTGATGGTAATAGCGAACCGCCACCATAAGTCCAATAACCCTGTTGCCACTCTGAGCTGTCTGGGTTCAACAGGTTCTTCCCCACCACTTTGACCGTCTGTCCGCCAGTTACTACCGAGATTGGTTGAGGGTATGACGGATTCGGTGCAGGGGTTCCGCCAACGTAGGGTTCATATGAACTCGCCGAACTGCTTTTTTCGAGCTGGAAATTGACATTGGCAACATCAGACGGAGTAATATTTGAATTATCGGTTCTGCTCATCACGACTGAAAAATAATAGTCACCCTCTGCCGTAAATGTGAATGATTCACTAGTTTTCCAACCTGAGTCATAAACCGCTGTGCCAGGGTTCGAGCCAGGATAAGCAGGTTTGCTATAAAGCGCGACGGCGTACCTTATGCCAGTAGGCACACTACTAAGAGATACTGTATAAGTCTCACCGTTTTCAAGCAGAGGTGATTGTGTTGACGTGATGCGATTTGTCGTCGATGGGTTGTATGTAACGCCTTGCCCAAACTCGCCATCCCAAAGATTCTTCCCACTATAACTGTTTTGTAGCGTATCGCCATACACCTTAACGTCCAAAAATGGCGCTTTGGTCGTACCGTCAATCACGATGTCAGAGCTAGGGTCGCCAGATGGGATAAATTGCGTCTTAATAAGCGAGAGGTAGAACTCCTCGCGGTTAAGTGGATGGTCTGGGCGAGCATATCTCGCAGATATTAGATAACGAATATAAGCGGATACGCGAGCGTCGTCAGGGTTACTATTCGAGGCCGGATACCTATTCGTTACGCCGCAGAGATACGCCAGTAAGCCCTCTTCGTCGGTTAGACATTGAGGCGTGCCGTCTTCATTGGTCGGGTATGTTTCGAGTAGTTCGCACCATTTTGCGAGCCACCCCTCGTAGTTATTTATCGGGTTAAGTAGTTTATCTTTAAGTTCTCCGCGCGACAAGATACCGGCCTTGTAAGCAAGGTATGCTTCCGGCTTAGTAAGCGCTACGGGGCTTGGTATTCTTAATGCCATTATTTATTCTCCTTAGTTTAATTTTATCACGCGCCCCTTGATACGCCCCCAGCAAAAAGCCCCCTCTTTCGAGGGGAGCTGTTTTGTTTTATCACGTTTTTGTTTTACGAATTAGTAAGACGCGGTAGTGATACCGGTAATGACGCCTTGGCGGCGAGGTTGGTTACAGATGAGGTTGCCCATCACAATCAACGCGCCAATTTCGCCGAACTGGTTAATGCTATCCATGAAGTCGCGGAACTGCAAGAAGCTTGGCATTTCGACATCTTTGTAAACGCCGTCGGTAACTTCATTCTTCATGTTAATGGACTTGAGGTCGCTAGATAGCAAGCGGTGGAACGCGATATAGCGCTCGTTGAGGAAGTAAAGCTTGCCGTCTGGACACTTATCGTCGGCTACCACAGGGGTACCGCGATAAGAGATAGCGACGAAGCCAGTAGCGCCTTTAAGCTCGGTTGCTGGTACCGACACGCCCATTGGGGTTTTGCCGGATACGCGGTTGTAGCCAGTAACCGTGGTGGCGTCGTAGTGGACTTGTAACTTATTGCCGAGCAAGCTCTCGAACAGGCTAAAGATAGCCTTAGTACCGATAAGCATTGTTGGGCTTTGGCTCTTTGCGCCAGCGGCGGAGATTTCGTCGAACTCGCTTGCGACGAGTGCGAGAGTTAATTCGCCACTTGCGGCGGCCGTAACGTCGGCGTTAATAGCTGGCAAGTCTGCGCGAGTAATACCCGCGTAAGCGCTTGTAGCCGTACCATCATCGACGATAATGCCGAGGCCGTCAAAGTTTTTACCCTCGCCGGTGCCGTAGAATAGGTCGCCGATACCGTCTGCGAGAGAGTTCTTCGCTTCGTCCATACGAGTAGCGATGAGTGAAAGAGCTTTCTTTTGAGAGTCTTCGTTAACCGCTTTCTCGATACCGGAGATAACGACGGACTGTTCGTAAGCTTTAACGTACCATGTCATAACACGGGTGTTATTCGTTGCGCTAGTATCGAACGTATCGAGACCGTCAAACGCGCCACCGGTAGTAGAGTTGGCAATCGTAATAGGTTGCTGAACCGTAACGCCTTTCCAGTTCTTAGGGCTGGTCATAATGCGAGCCGTTAAGATGTTAGAGTCGTTAACGAAGTCAACAATCGACGGTAAGATGTCTTGGTAGGTAATATCTTTTACCCTATCAGTAAATACCATAATGTTTCCTTTCGTAGTTAATCGGCTGTCTGCCTTACCCTAATTGTATAACACCAAAAATAATATAGGCTCGACTATTTTACACTTTATCTACGATATTTTGCGCGCTGTTTTTTGAGGCGCTCGGTCAACGTCAACTTTTCCGCCGGTTCTTCCGGCTTTTGCTCGGTCTTCTTCGGCGCCTTTGGCGTTGCGGCCTCTACCTCGGCCATCATGTCGCTTAATATACTCATGCCGTCATTTTATCACGCGGATATGGCGTGTATCCTTTCTTTAATATACCTATCAGATATCGCGCTGGCTTCTCTTTAGTCTTCGCGAGTTCGCACATCGCCACCACGTCGGCCATCGAATACTTGCGGCCAATCAGTCCGGCAATCACGCGAACGTGCCAGATAGAGTTAATCGCCAGATACTTAACGATGGTATGTACCTGTGGGTTGGTTGCGATGTCTTGGTTTTGTCGAATAATGTTAAGAGTCTTCTCGATATGGAACTTGTCCAACATCACACAGAGATACTTTGCCTTATCTTTAACCGTATCTCTATTGGCTAATCTAAGCGCCGCGCGTAGCTCTGCCTTAGTCATCTCTACACCGCAACAGTCGCCCTTAGCTTGGATATGCCGTATCCGGCGATACAGTCCGTTATGTTTATCTACTGGAGCTACTAGCTCGATGAACTCTGGGAAGTCCACCGCGATACGCTTCGCCATTGTTCGTAGCCTCTGGTCGTCTAGTGTCATGCCGCCCTTTCGTTTAGAGTTTTTAATATCAACAAGAAAGCGACCCCCTTATACTGGGAGCCGCTTTGCGTGATACCAAAACAACTGCCCTTAGTATAACACGTTCTCGTCGTAGACGCAACACTCTAGTTGTTTTTGATACCACGTCTACTTATCTGCATTTTAGCACGGTCGACCGGAGCCGTCAACACGCTAACGGTTTACCTCTGTTATTCATATAATGGTATGTCCATATTTCAACTTAACGGCTTAAAGTTGAATATAAAAACCTTTTATATAAGAAAGCTGACATATAAAGAAAGATGTAAACCTTTTATATGTTATGTCTTTAATGTAATACAGTTATAAGTTTTCTTATACAGTCGAGTGCATAAGTAGTAGTTTTACACAGTTATAACAGATACGGACTTATGCAATCTCTTAATGTAACTGTTATGTAATACAGATACGAATGTTATATGTTCAGGACAGAAGTGTCCTAAGCATAAAACCCTATCTAATTAGATAAATGTAAACCTATAAATAGGTTCTTTCTAATTAGATAGAGTGTAAGCATTGAACAAACTCGACGGCCGCCACGCCACGCGATGATATAATCAAAGCATAAACTAAGAAAGGATATATTATGAGTCAATCAGTTTCACAAGTTCTGACTGCTACCCAGCTCCACGAAGTTACAGAGTCGAAGCAAGGTACGCTCGGTCAAATCGCCGTTACTCGCGACGGCCGCGCCTACGTTTACGCTAAGGCTGGTGCTACCGCCTTGGTTGCTGGTGCCGCTGTTAAAGCCGCCGGTTCCGCTCCAACCGTAACTCTCGCCGAAGCTCCAAAAGTTGGCGACCGCTACTTGAAGTTCGCTACCGCTTTAAGCGACGCTAACGCTAAGTTGCTGGAAGACGCCGTTATCAATCTTGCTGGCGCGCAATTCCTCGCAACCGGTTCGGACAAAGCCGGTGTTAACCTCATCGACGCTATCGACATCAACACCGACCTCAAAAACGCTACGGCTACTCTTAACGCCTATCGCGATGTCGTCGCACAAGGTGGCTCTGGTACTGCTATCGGTACTCCAGAAGTTGCCGTTCCTGCTGGCTACTACTGCTGGCTCCGCTCGGCCTAGCCACGAGCCGCTCCTAATCAAGGGGCGGCTTTTTGTTGGGCGGTGGTATAATATAGTCATGGCGGTTGGTATGCCCTTTCAAACTCCAGCCGTCTTTTTTGTGGTATAATCAAAGCATAAAATCTAAGCTTAAAAGAAAGGGCGTTATATATGGAAATCAAGCTTCCTATCACTCCGACCGACGGCTATATTCTAGTCTCGATTGTGAATAAATATAAATCTGGGCTTGCCGTGGCGGACGAGAAGTTCGCGTACGTTGGCGAGGGCTACGCTCCTGGCCTACGCAAGTATGTATATTTTGAGGGTACGCCGGTATCCGAAATTATCGAGCTGGACGAGGGGCGCTTCCTGCTAATCAAGAAAACAGATATCAAGGGGTATAAAAATGAGTAAGAAATCACTACAAAGAATCATCGTATCGGGCGAAGACCTCGAGAATAAAATCGAAGCCGGTGTTAGCAAAATCAGCCAAGTGGCGCTTGCGTCCTATGGCGTGAACGCCGGTAACGTGATGGTTAATATGCGCTTCGGCGAGCCGCTCGTATCGCACGACGGTATCACAAATATTGGCAAGCTAGTACTGCCAGACGATACGGAGAACGCCGCGGTCTCTATCATCCGCCAAGCGGCCGAGAAGACGAATCGAATCGCTGGCGACGCCACGACCTTGACGACCGTACTTACCTGCGAACTCTACCGTTACTACAAGGGCAAGTCGTATAGCTCGACCAAGCTTTTGATGGACGCGATGAACGCCGACTGTACTCATATTGTCGACCGCCTAGAAGATATGGTAGAAGAAGCCGACGACGATACCTTGAAGCATATCGCTAAGACATCGACCGGCGACGACGCTATGGCCGCGCTCGTCTATGAATCTATTATGGGCGCTGGCGACTATGGCTCCGTAGTTATCGTAGAATCTGCCGAACCGGTTATCCGCAACGAGGTTATCAGCGGCGCAACCTTTACTAAGGGTATTAAGACTCCTGCGCTCGTGAACGACCCAAACACGCTCAAGACCAACTACAATAAATGTGCCGTGGTGGTACTCGATGGACTCTATACGAAGTCTGGCGAGATACTGCCTATCCTCGAAGAAGTAGTGATGGCGAATCAGCGCGAGAAGCTACCTATCGTCATTATTGGCGATGTGTCCGGTCAAGCGCTCGAAACGGTCATCTCGAATCATCGTAACGGCGTTATTGACGTCGCTATCGTGGAGCCTGAACTCGAGAATCGCGACACGTTCCTAGACGATATCGCTACATATTGTGGCGCTAAGGTCTACGTACCGGGCGGTGCTAAGTTCGACGAGAGCTTTATCGGTAGTGCCGAATCTGCCGCTATCACGCTCACCACTACGACGATTGAAGCTGGCGAAGCAAGCCGTGAAGCTTGCGCAAGCCGCGTAACCGCCATCAAAGCCCAGCTAGCCAACGCCCTAGACAATAAGGAGCGCGTAGCCCTAGAACGCCGCCTTGCTATCCTAGACGGTAAATCGGTTAAAATCTACGTCGGTGCCAATACGCAAGCCGAGCGCCAAGAATCGAAGCTACGTATTGAGGACGCCGTATGCGCCGTTAAGGCCGCCAAAGATAGTGGCACGTTGCCGGGCGGCGGTGTCGCACTTCGTATGGTTGCACACAAAATCGAACTACCAGTACTAGCTAAGCCGTTCTGCTTCTTAAATAACTACGACGCGGAGCCATCAGAAGTCGACGTGCCGTATAATATCGGCTTCGATATCGTTAACGGCACGATGGGCGAAATGCGCGCTATGGGCATTGTAGATAGCGCCCTAGCTATTGAAGAAGCCGTAGCTAACGCCTATTCGGCCGCACAATCATTGTTAACCGTTAAAGTCGCGCTAGAGTTCGCAGAGGCGGAAGCATGATGTACGTATTCTTTATGGTAATCATCATCGGCCTGCTGGTGGTCATTGTATCCGTCGTCTCGCTATTCTCGGAAGTAGAGCGTCTCGAGCGCGTGCTTGTGGCGCTTGCCGAGAAGATAGACGACAAGAACTCGGAGCTTGAAGCGAAGAAGCCTAAAGGCAAAGTTACCGACCCATACCGTAGCCCAACGAAGCCACGCGGTATCGCAAGCGCTACTCACGTCATCAAACCTAAGTCGCCACGCCAGATACAGCTAGAGCATGACGAAGAGTTCGAGCGTTTAAGGAGACAACAGTATTATGGGAATAATAGTCAAAGGTAAATACTACGCAGACCGCGATAAGGCGCCGAAGCTTAACCAGACATCGGCGCTTACTGCCGGTATCCATCGGCAACATAAAATAGACCGCGACACAGAGACGTACGCCGAACACTTGATACAACCATACAACCCAGACGGTAGTATCAACGAGACGTTCGTAGAGTATTACGGCGACAACACCGAGCAAGGTAAATATCTAAAGGAGAAGTTATGCCAATCAAACGACAAAACGAACTAGAACAAAACGCCGCCACCATCAGCGGCAACACCCTACCCGACGAGAAAGCTCTCGACGATAAGTTCCCGAATAAAGCTACCGTGGACGGCGTGTACGCCAACCATACCGCCCTGCTAGCTTCGCTCATGTCGGGGCTTGCGTATGCCGTCGCCCAGATAGACCCGAAGCATTGTAGCGATAAAGCGAAGAAAGTCATATCAGACCTCTTCGCCACTACGACCTCTAAGGTAACGTTCTCATGGGCTAGGCGCGCGTTAATCGAAGCCGGTTATATCAAGGAAAATGAAAAAATCGCCGAGATGGAGTTCGTCGTAAATGGCGACAAACTCACACTCTACTGGCGATAGTATTTTAGATAGGCGCCGTTATTATAAACAGACCATGCGCGTAACCCTTGCGAGTTATATATCTTGTAGGCATACGCGATGTTCTGTTTATAGTCCATCATGGCCTCTTTGCTTTGGCCGTGGATACTGTTTATCTGGAACACTCCTATATCATAACTGCCATCTCGATTCGTGCCGGTATTATCGGCGTCGGCTCGACAGTATGATTCGGCTAGCGCGATGGCTACCATTAGCTCGGTATCCCAGTCGTAACGCGCAATCTCCTTGCGGACAGTCTCGTTACAGGCCGGGTTACCGGCTATTTTTGTGGACTCAACCTCTGCCGCTCGAGGGCTACTCAACAGCCCCTCGAACCCACCAGCAGAGGTTATTTCTCTAAAGACTTGGTGTCTGGCTGGTCTACTTTAACTTCAACCGTAGTAACAGACTTAGCGGTGCTAACTCCGGTAAATGTGGCGGCTACACCCATGGCGAAGCCAGCTGCAAGCGACACGATAACTGCAATAATCATGTAGTGCTTGAGGCTACGGTTAGCTTGGCTTAGACGGAACGCCTCGCGTTCTACGTCGGTCATTTTAACGCTCGTTAAGAGGTCAAACTTCTTCTCTATTTTGTTAGTCATTTTATATTGCCCTTTCTTTTTATTATTTTGTTAGCTCTTTGCTAACTGTCTCTATACTAGCACAAGCGGAATAAAAAGTCAATAGGTCTGGGCTATTTTGTCGTAAATATCAAAAAGCCACCCCTGTTGGAGTGGCTCTTTTTTATTGTCCGGCGATGATGAATGTATCGTTATTGGACGATGTTTGCAGAATATTCATAAGCTGTTGGTATTTCCTACGTGCGGCCGCTGGGCTGTCATTCGTGCTAGGAATGAGGTTAAGCGCGCGTTGCTGGTCGCCCTCGGATAGTGCGCCGGAATCGCCGAGTGCCTTAATAATCGAGCCGAGCGAACCCTTAGCGCCACTCTCATAGGCGTATACCGACGGGTTGTATGAGCCACCGGTTACTGCGTTAAGCAAGCCTGTGATACGTCCACCTATCGGGCCTTGCGCCTCGTAGTTGCTCATTAGAGATTGAAGCGTGTTAAGTGCCGCGGCTTTCTTCGCGTCGCCGGTCGTGGCGGTAGAGTTAGCGCTGTTAATCTTCTGTTGTAGCTGTTGAATCTGGAGCTGTTTGTACTGGCGGTCAAGCTGTGAGTCGATATCGTCGGAGTTATCGAACTGCTCCATAATGTTTTTGTAGATATCCGCCATGTAGGTATTGCCGTCTAGGAGCGCCGCTACGTAGGCGTTGCGATAGTCGTCGAGCGAGTAGCCGTTTAATAGTTGAGACGGAGCTACTGCGTCGCTTCCGGTTGGTAGAGGTGTGCCATATAGTAAAGCGTTGATATACTCTTCGGAGTCCGCCATACCGCCGCCTGTGCTACCCATGCTCGGTACTGCGCTACCGCCAACGATGGCTTCGAGAGCGCTGTTAGCGGTTGGCTGGTTGACGCCTGATTGGTTTGTATTATTGGCTTGCGCGTACTCGTTTGCAATATCTTGGCCGCTACCGCTACCGCCCATCATCTGTGCAAGCACGGACGCGCCTAGCACGCCGATACCGGCTTTCTTGGCTATGTTGATAGCTTTCTTTGTAGTGTCAGACGCCGTGCCGTTAGCGATACTTTCGTAGAGCTTCTGCCTGCCGACGTTGCCAGCCTCTCCAATACGGTTAATGGCTTCGCCTACGACCGGTAAGTTGCCCACCTTGCCTAGCACACCGCCGAGGTCTGCGGCTTTCTCTGTGCCGCGCCTTGTGGCCGTGAGTACGTCTTTAGCGAACATATACGGCGCCATCTCTTTACGAATCGTTGAGATATTCACGGCGTCGTCTGCCGCGTCCATATACTTTTTTACGAGGTTAGGGTCGCTACCATTGGCGGTCATGGCTTCGATAAGACGTTGGCGTAAGCCCATCTCTTGTCCGAAGTCTGCAAGGCCGGTGTCGATAACATCGTCAAGGTCGCGCGCCATCTCATCGTAGAACTTCTTTAGCGCCCTATCGTCTGCGCTGGCGTTAATGCCCTGCGCCGAGATATCTGCGGACTTGCTCTTAACGGTTTGGCGAATCTTGCGTAGGTCGTCGTAGTCTACCGTTGCGGAATCGAGCGCCTGTTGAATCTCTTTGTTAAGCTGACTACGTTGCTGGCCTAGGGCTTTGAGTTGCTGTTGCTTCTCTTTAAGCGTGTTATTGGCTACATCCTCGAATAGGCCGCCCTCAACTTGTTTCTCGAAGTCCTTAGCCATTGAACGTGCATAATCTGCCGCCTCGTTGTCTCCGGCTTTCTCGAGCGCCTTTGCGCGCTTTTCTAGCCCCTCTACAAGTTCGCCGAGCTGTTTCTCGGATACGTAGTTAACATCGCCCCAGAAGTCTTGGTCGTTGCGGAAGTCGAACGCATTTTGGAGCTGTCGCGCCGCCGTTCTTAGGTCAGGGTTTAGAACTTCCGGGTTGAGATATGCCATTTCATCGAAGCCGTACTTATCGCTACCAGCGATGTAATCTTTGAGCGCCTCTCGTACCTGCGTTTTGGTCGGCGCCGCGCCATACTCGTTATAGAGGTTCTTGTATAACTGTGAGTTTTCAGATACGCGTTTGTAGCCGTCGATACGACCACCATCGCCGCGGATAGGTACGGTGTCTACGCCGCCGTTGTAATCGGCGCTACGGAGTTTCTCATATACAGGGTCTACGAGGTCTTCTACCAGTTCGTCGACGTTATTGTATTTTTTCGAGACATCTTTAACGGTCTGATTGAGGCGCTTAATGTCCTCTGGCTTGAGTTCGTTCTTTGCGAATAGCTTATCGAAGTCGTCGAAGCTTCTTTCGTTTACCCAGTCGATATCGTCGAGCTGGCTGTTAAGTAGCGTGTTGCGGTTCTCGAGCAAGCGGTCGGTCATCTCTTGGTTAATCGCCTTGATGTTGCGGTTCTTTCCTGCGCCGGTAAATGCGGCGTCTTTGGTGTATTTCTTCAAAAAGTCATCAGCCGAGCCGAGGTTGTAACCGTTCTCTATGCTATCTTCTAGGTTCGTGCGCAAGCTCCTCGAGCTGGTTGGTAGGTTCGCGATTTCCGCGTTAAGCCCCTCGATTTGCCCCGTGAGGTCTGCGAGCGCCTTTTGCTGTGGTGCGATTTGCGCATAAGTACTACCGAGCAAGTCGGAGTCGAGCGCGTTTAGATATTCTTTCATCGCGCGACGAGTGCCTGCACTCTGGCCGACAGATAGTTTGTCGAGTTGGTCGGATAGACGCTTGCGTACCTCTTTAACGGAAGCTTTGACGCCGGACTCTTTGGCGCTACCTAGTACGTCAGAGTAGAGGTCAGATAGTGGCTTGATGGAGTTTGTCGCGTAGTTCTCGAGATTGGTTACTCCTACCTTATCTGCCGACAACCTATCCCATAAGTTACGACCGAGCGTATCCGTGAGGCTTTTGCCCTCGCCTATAATATCGCCGCCGAGATTCGAGAAGCGCTTAATATATGAGTCGGTCGCGAGTTGTTTCGCACGGTTGCGCATAACATTCGAGGCGTCGTCAGCGAAGCCCTGCGCCTTTTCAGCCGCCGCTCCTGCCATCCTTGCCGCGCGTCTTGCGCTAGAGGAAGCGCTATCTACGATAGCGTCTGCCGCCGCGCGACTTTTGGCCGAGCCACCGGTCGCTAGTGCGTCTGCGAGTTTTCCTAAAATACTCATATATTCTCCTCTTTAATAACCTTGGTATTGTAATAAGTATAACAGTTGGTCGGTAGTTAAACCGTTGGCCGCCGCCATTTCGTCGAGGCTCGCTTGCTGTTGGTTAGCTTCGTTTACCGCCGGAATGATTGCACTTGCCGCGAAGCCTGCGTTTCCTAGTAGCTGTGCCGCGTTTGATACTTTGTTGCCACGTGCGAGCGCTGTCGCCGCGTCTGCGCCGAACTTGGTCGCCGCGCGGTTCGCTATACCCCGACCGAGTAAGCCGCCTGCGACATCCGGTAACGTAGAGAACGCCATAGACTGCAAGATATCTCCTGCGTTAATATCTTCGCCGTTGCGCATAGAGCTACCGATACTTTGCGTTGCGCCTGCCGCCGCCTGCCCTAAGATAGCTGGCATAGCCGCCTTAAAGCCGCCGCCAATCATCTTAGTACCTACGCCAGATAAGCCCGGAGCGAAGCCCAAAACTGTACCTGCCGTTTCGAGACCTGCGCCGATATCGCTACCAATAGAGCGGTCAATGTCTTTATTGCCGGTGTTCCAGTCGTTGTCTTGGCCGCCAGATAAGCCTAGCTTGCCTAAGCTACGTACTGCGGATACGGCTTGCGTTGGCGCGTCGAGGAGCGAGCCGACGAAGCCGCCGACTTTGCCGAAGATACCCGGAGCGTCGCCCATACCGCTAAATAAGCCACGACCAGAGTTGAGGTCTTTAAGCCGGTTCGTATTGTATTGGCGCATGGCGTCCTGATAGCTAGATAGGTCGAAGTTATCTGCTAGTTGTTCGGACTCGTCGTTGAAGCCTCGCTTATCGAGATAGCCAGACTTACCCCAACCGCCGCCAGACATACCCGTAATAAACTGGCTCCACAGGTCTTTGCCGGAGTCGCTATCATACTGTCGCTCGAGACGGTTCTTCTCCCTGTTGTATTGGTTGCGGTTGTATTGGTTTATCTCATCTAGTGTAATTGGTGCGTCTTCCATGTCATATACTCCTAGTAGCCATATTGTCCTTTAAGCCAGTCGAGGTAGCCTTGATAGGTACCGCCAGTCATAACGTTGCTGTTCATGCCGTTTTTGTTTACGTAGTTATAGGCGCCGATAGCTGTATCCCTATCCCAGCCACCCCAGCCGCTCCTACCCTTAGCATAGTTAGTAGAGTTATTGAGGAGCCATTGTTTGTAGGCCGATGAGCTAGTTTTTGCCGCCTCGTATTGTTTCCGTCTTGCCGCTTCGCTTTGTGCTTTCTGCGCATTGAGCTGTTGTTGGGCGAGGTAGTTTTGGTAGCGGTTTTGTTGCTCTTGTAATGCGAGCTGGCGTGCCATATTCTCTTGTTGCTGTTGCCAGTTTGCGTAGGCGCGTTGTGCGGCCGCTTGGTTTTCCTTGATAGCGTTGAGCGCCGCCACGTCTTGCTGGTTGAGGCCGTACTGCGTTGCGCGTTGGTTGAGTAACTCGTACCAGTCTTTTTGCTGGCGGTCGATGTTGCCCTCTTGTTGCTGGTAGTTGCCAGAGGCGACGTTTTGAGCCTCGTTAAGTGCGCGAGCGTACGCCGTGTTGTAATCGTTGTAGGCGTTCTGGTATGAGGTGTTGTACGCGTTGAGTGCGTCCTGTGCCTGCGCCATTTGCGAAGCCTGCGCGCGTTGCCTTGCCGCCGCGGACACAAGCGTGTTGCCGTATTGTTGACGTACTGCGTCCGGCATATTTTGAATCTGCGCGTTTACCATGTCTACGTTGCCGCGTGCCGTTTGGTACGTGTTCTTCATCGCGTTTAGCTCGTCGTTGTTGACGTATTGGTCGCGTGCGCCTTTGTAGATATCCTCGTACTTTTGCGCCGAATCTGCGAGTGCTTGGTACTTCTTTTGCTGCTCGTCGGCTTGTTGGGCGTATTGGTTATACGTCTGATACGAAGCGTTGGCTCGGCCTTGCTGTTGCGAGACTTGATTTGCGTAGCCTGCTAGCTGTTTCTCGTAATTGCTGTTAGTGTATGCCATAATATCTTTTTCCTTACTCTTAATTATAAAACAAGCCCAGTTAATCGCCCTCGACTTAGTACGGTGTTACGAACAGGGATAGCGTTAGCGACGTGCCGACAAGCGATACCCACTCCATCGCCGTACCCTGATACATATAGAAGATATAGTCGGTCGTTCCGGAGCCAGTTCTCTTGAACCACGCGTCTCCCCATTCTCGGTTAACCCAGTATGGTACTTTGATTTTGACGTAGATATTATCCTCGTCGGCCTCGAGATAGACTAGACAGTATAGCGACTCTGACTGCCGCGTATTGGTCGTATTGTCGTAGTGGTAGTCGTCATCCTGTGTAAACGGCGTAACATAGGAACCCATACCTAGGCCTGCGCCGTTGAGTAACGTCAAGTCTTTGCCATAATGAGGATATTGGTACTGGTCGTGTCTGGTGCCGCTCGAGGAGTTGACTTGCCCTGCCCACGTTGCCGGATAGCCACCAGCGTTGAAGTCCTCGGTCTTGCGTACGTCGAAGTAGGCCTTACAGATAAACGATACGTCGTCATTCTCGATATCGAAGAACGCGTAATAGGCTGGAACTTTGCCTAAGCCGTGCGGAATCGTTGCAAGCGTGAACTCCTGCACATAGTAGCCAGTAGTAGACTGCATGGCCGGTCTAGCGTTCGTAATAGAGTTGATATTTATTTTAACCGTCTTAAAAGCCGCAGAGTTGCGAATGTCCACCCCGAACATCGGATAGTTTGAGTTAAACACCACGCCACCATCGGTGTTTTCTGATAGTACCTTAATGCCGTAATCTTGCGGCTTCCTAAATAATACATTTTTCATACGTTGAACTCCTGTATCTGCGCGGCAAGTAGCGGCATACGAAGCACTACGAGCGAAGTCTTGCTCTTATAGACGTCGCCGGTCGCTAGGTCGGTATACGCGGCGTTCTGGTAGATACGTCGAGTGTCGGGGAAGTAGCGATGGCCGCCTAAGCTCTGCTCCGCATAGTTTTGCGACACGAACACGTCGTCTCCGTAACTATCTTGCACGTTATCACAGTTAAAACAGTAGTACATCGGGGTATAGTCTATCTCGTCCGGTACTTGGTAGATTGTCGCGTAGCGTCCGGGGTACTGCGACCAGTTATCGCTAAGCGTCTCCTCGGTTTTAACGGCTAGTACCATCTGTGGGAACAGGTTTAAGTTGATACCTATATTATACGGGTCGTCTGTCGTTGGCTCTGCGCCGTTTAGAAGCGTTTTGACGCCATAATCGGTCGGGATATCGTTTGCCGACAACTCTTGCGGCGAGAATAGGTATGGATACTCAACATCGTGGCGAATACCGACCTGCGTAACGAGGAATTGCACGTAATTTTTCGCATATTGCGGAATCTTGGCCTTTTGCTCTGGCGTAACCTCTACATAGCTCTCGAATTGGACTCTTGCATATATCCTGTTGCGCGTAATCTCGAGTTTGCATGAATAACCCGTCCATCCGCCAGACATATAGGTCGAACGACTAACGAACTTAGTCGACTCGGAGAGGTCTATCACTAGCGGCACGTATCCTAGGCGGTGTTCGAGCGTATAAACGTACTCATAACCAGCGACATATGACGAACCGCCGGAAGTTTGCACTACAATATCCTGCTCGACGTGCGGAAGCTCCGTAACATCCGCTACAAGATAGGTCATCTGCAACATCGGGTAGCTCGAGTTGAATAATATCCCCTCGTCGGTGGCCGTGTTGACATCAAAATACTTACGTGCGATTTTAACGCCGTAATCTTTGCGCCCAATGAGCGTAGAAGTAGAGATACAGTTATCTGGGGCTATTGGGGTCGGGTTCATACTAGAACGCTCCCGGAGAATATCCCATAATCATAGCAACGTTGCCGAATCTGTCCTTTACTTCTTGCTTGCCCATTATAGTTTGTGTACCACGCGTAATAGAGGTGCGAATCTCGCGCGCCTGAATCTGCGGTTGGTCTGCTAGGTTTTGAATCTCGATGTTGTCTACCTCGCGGAAGCCTTTAGACCGGCGCTCTACTTTGCTGGCTCCGGTCGGCGTCTCGATATCTGCTAGCTTTTGTGAGTACTCTGCCACTAGTCTATCTTCCTTTCCTCGGTTATTGAGCGGAAGTCTAGCGATACGCTAAGAATCACAGGCGGCTCGGTGCCGTTCTCGTTCGTGCCATCGAAGCCGAACTGGATATCGTAGAATCGGCGGTTAATCTCTGCCGTAATAATCTCGTCTCCCTCTTGTGCGCTCTTCTCGCCGTACTGCCACTCGCCGTCGTTGATTTTCCACTTAGGAGTAATCGTCGTGCCTGCCGGTAACTCGCGCATAGCTACGCATACCCTTAGCGCCTCTTTCTGCTTGCGTGGTACGGAGTTGTCGAACGCGAGACTCTCGAACTTGAAGCTCTCGGCTGGCTCGGAGTAGTTGTCGACTTTATAGAGGTGGTTTGTAATCACGCCGTCGCCGTCCTGTTCCGCCCAACCGTAGTACATCGTATCGCCGAATGAGTAGACACAACCGACGCCTAGACTGAGGTTTTCGCTCTGGTACTCTGATGTATCGGCGTCTAGCTTGTACGAATAAGCGAGGCTGTTCGGGTAGTTCTTATCTAGGCAACCCCACGAGTAAATACCGAATCGTAGCGAGCTAAGCGAGGTAAACGATGGATAGGCCATCAGCATAATGCCACGGCGTACGGCCGCGATGTTTGGTAGTACTCTGGTGCTGTCATCTTCGCGCGTGAACTCTGATTGAGTTTCTCGCATGGTGCGTACCTTGATAAGCTCCTTGGTGCCGGTGTAGGCGTATAGTGCGCCGTCGATAAAACAGTAGGTAATGTTGTTATAGGTAAAGATACCCTCTGGCTCGCCTTGCGGACACTCGATAAAGAAGTTCATACCCTCGGTGGTGCCATCCCAGAACGCGAGGATGCCCTCTTTGTAGTTACGGCTTGAATCGTCGCATATCTTGGCGCAAGCTATCACGGCGTACTCATCGTTGGTCGTGATACCTGTTACCTCGTAGTTGTCTGGTACTTTGAGCGCGTGGCGTTGATACGACGCGTTGTCTGGCGTGTCTAGGCCGTCTGGCTGGTACTTTACGACGTACTGCTTGTTGCCAATAAGGAAGCCGTCCTGCCACTCGTGTACGGGGTGTAGGGTGCTTGTAGTGCGGAGTAGTGCGTTCGCATAGACGTCAAAATGTAGGCCGTCTAGGTTGTCAGCCTCGTATACGTCCACGGAGAAGCCCGACACGCTCGCAACTAGGTGCAAGTGCAACATGGCGTCTTCGCCGTGCCAGTTATATACCATCGTGGTTAGCGCCTCGGATAGGTCGAACTCCGCCTCTGCTCCTGCCGTAATGTCTGCGGCGTTCTTCGTGATAGCGGCTAGCTGGTGGTTTTGCCCATCGTGTACGTATAGCGTAACGGTGCCGCTTGCTGGCTTGGCTCTAAACATCACGTAGAACTTGCATATCGGCGTAATGGTCGGAATGAATCGTGCCTTGTCCGCGTCAGCTTCCGACAATGATGTCGGTACGTTATACGTTCCGGACGTGCCGTTCTTGAATGACCAACGCTCGATACCGCCACCAATAATACGCCCTGCGGCGTTTGAGTCTAATAGGTAGCGTACCGTACGGCCGTCATCCATCGAGTTACTGAACTCTACCGGCGTAATAGTTCCGCTTGGGTGGCGCGCCGACATGATAGACTCCATCTTCGGCCAGAATAGCGTATCTTGAGTGAGGTCGTAGTATAGACCGGATACGACGTCATCTGGTCTTGGGTTGCTGTAAGCTTTTGCGAGCGCCGCGTTTGCCCTATCTCGGTATAGGTTGCTCTTGGTGTCTAGTACGAAGCGGTCGCCGTTCTGAATCTGTACCATCGCAATAGGCAAGTCCTCGAGGACGCTCTCTCCATCTACCGGCCTACCTTGCGGCAATACGCTAGCCTGCGACGGACTCTTGCGAATGTCTAGGCACATAGCGTCGGCGTAGCTGTTACGGATACCAATTTTGCGGTCGCCAGAGATACCGCCATAGAAGCTCATCTGTTCTATAACTTCGTCGTAATTTTTGCCTACTGCCATAGTTATTCCTCTAAGCCGATTGGCGGCACGTTAAATAGATTTAGTACGCGTAGGCGGCGTGGCGTAATAACTCCGCCGGTCGTCTTGACGCCGTATACCTGCATATACTCGCGTAGTGCGTCATCGAATAAGCGCTTGTAGTGTTCGGCGCTGTCTAGGTCTTTGCGGATAAGGAAGAACTGCTCGACGGCATAATATACCGGTGCGATATGGTACTCTTCTGGGAACTGTGGGCATTGACCGATACGCGCCTTAGCTCCTTGCTCCGTCTCCCCTATAAATACATTTTCGAGTTTTATGTCATTATTCGATAGCACTTTCTGTATTTTGTACCAGTTACCGTCGTTGCCGTTATCGGATAGAACCTGGATATAACAGTTGTTCGTCATATAGTCGTTGAACGTCGGGTTGTTTGCTTCGTTCGTTCTTGTAACTGTTGCGTCGTTGTTTGCGACGTCTACCTTGAGTTCTACATCTTCCATCCCCATATCTGGCATGATTGGCTCGTACGCCACGTGTAGGCCGTCTGCTACGTCCGAGGCTGGCCTTGGGTAGATACCTAGCTCGTCGTTGCCTTTGATGAAGAAGTAGCGCGGAATATTCGTTGCGAACGACTTAACGAGGTTGAGGCGATTCCACTCTTCCTCGGAGCGTACTTGAATCAGAGGGTACTTTTGCCCGTCGACAAGCACTACGACTTCTCTCACGCGCAACATATCCGTAGGGAATTGGTAGTACTGTTGGTTTGCTACGATGTTGGTTTTCTTTTCCTTACGCGTCCAGTAGCGACGGCTTGCGTTCTGGAAGCGCTTTACCCCGACGTTGATATTCGCCTTTATGCTCTGCATGAACTTAGACGTTTCGTCGATACCGCATAGCTCGGCGGCTAATCTTTTCATCTCGGTATATGTAATCATAACTTTTTCTCCGTTAGTTTAATTATAGCTTACTCCGACGGAATGACGCCCCACGTACTGCTTGCGCGCTCGTCTTGGTCGCTCCACTCCTGCTCCTGCTTAGCCTCGATATCGCTCCAGTCTTGCGCCTCCGGCTCGTCTTTGCTCCATATCTGGTCGGCTGTTTCTGGCGTTACCTCTGTCGTCCACTCCTGTATAGCGTGTTCGCCGGTCCTATCCCATATACAGGCTTTTTTATCGACCGGTGGCTCGATAATCTTACCGATAATCTGTATGTCTGTCTCGAGCTGGCGTGCGACCTTGCCGACTACTTCTGTGCTTGTCTCGAGGTGGTTAATAATCTTGCCGACGAGTCCGATATTATTTTGCGCTAGCTTGTAGACTTTGCCCACTACATCTGCGGACGTGCCATCTTGGTAGTAGATACGGCCGACGGCTTCGTGCGAATTTTGGCTGTACTTGTAGATGTTGCCTAGCACTCCGGTTGTGATATCGCCGCCCTTGAGTATGCGTCCTATAGCACTAGCTTGCACTTGATGGTCTCGAGCCACGCGCGCCAAAATACTAGCGGTACTTAGCGACTCCCTAGATACACGGCCAACTGCCGTTAGGTTGCTTATGCGCTGTTGAGCTATGCGCCCTATGACATTATGGCTATCTTGTACGGTCGTGCCGTTGTCCGACTCCATAATACCGCCGATAACCGGCGAGCCTACCATCCAAAAAGAAACGACACTCATCGCCATACCTCGGCGTTAATCACGCCCTGCATAAGTTAGTTCTCCCGATACTGAACAGTAAAGGTAGCTGTGCCAGTATCGCCTGCCGCCGCGGTGTTCTGCGTGCGTAGCTGATGGACGATATATTGCGTATAGCCTGCCGCCGTTAGTTCTGCGGTTGGGTTTGCGCCCTCTGGGCCTGTCGTAGACATCAGTACGGTTGCGCCGCTGTTGATTGGCGTTACTGCCGAAATATCGCTTAGACCTACCAACGAGTCTGCTGTTGGGGTCTGGTACTGGCTTGATACTGCGCCATAAATCTTGAGGCCTGTACCTAGTACGCCTGCGGTGTGCGCGAACTTAACATCAGAAATGCTGTTAAACGTACCGGTAAAATGTACGAAGTTATATTTTACGAATGAGTTATTACCGGCCAAAATAGGGTGGTCTGCCCTTGAGGTTGAGCGGCTATCGTTACTCTGCCACTCGATAGGAGAAGCGGCGTTTCCGCGAGTAGCGCCCTTTGCCGGAGAGCCGGTGGCCGTTCCGTTGTCTTCCATCCAAGTTGCTGTAACGCTCATATACGGGTTGTCCTTTGTTTAATTATCTCTGCTCCCATTATACCAACCCCAATAAAAAAACGCCCCGACTGGGCATGGCTCGCAAGGTAGGACTCGAACCTACAATCTCCTGGTTCAAAGCCAGGTGGCTTTACCGTTTGCCTACTTGCGACTACATAATACCTCGGACTTGCGAGGCGTCCGAGGTTGGCCTGCTACGAAATAATTAGGAGAGTCGTAGCTGGCTTCATTATACCATCAAAAAGCCCCCATGTTCGGGGGCTTCCCATTGTGTGAGGTGGGTCTTATTTTTGTCGTTCGATAACGTCGCCAGCGAATAGCCCATAGCCACGTTCGCTAACCCAGCCATCGTAAACGGTAGGATAGAGGCCGTACTTAGCCGACTTCCAAGACTTAGCGTACTTGTCCATCGCTTCGCCCCATACGACCTTGCCCTCGCAACGGAGCATGATTTTGCCGAGCGTGTCGCCCTGCTTAACCTCAATACGGTCGCAAGATTTTTGCGGTGCTGGGGTTGGCTTCGGTTCTGGCTTCGGTTCTGGCTTAATGTAACTCTTCGGGCGGAACGCGCCTACGAAGTTGTTGAGCGAGATGTTAATAACATTAACTGCGCCACCGCCACCAGCGCAAGCCGCGCCACCTTGATTTTGACCGGCAAGCGCGATGTAGCCCTTGTTGTAGCCACCGAGCGCCATACCTACATGACCCCAGGTGCCATTGTTAAAAATGAGCCAGTCACCTGCTTGTAGTTTCTTAGGGTCTGTAATCAGCTCGAAGTCGTTGCCGGCGTTGACATACTTACAGTTACCGCCGTTACCTTCCCATGCGCCTTTAGCCGCGCCAGTACCACAGGTAGATAGCCTGCGCCCTGCGTAGTTTTGCCAGAATACGTCGCCGTAATCCCAGCATTGTGCGCCGTATGCGCCATCGGTGTTAAGGCATTGGTTCTTCGTGTAATCATAGAACGCGAACGGAGTATCAGTCGGAGCGTAAATAAACGCGCCTAGACCACACTCGGTCTCGTCTTCGTTACACTCGGATAGAGCGCTCGAGTTTTCGGAGTCGACGGACTCTACCGTCGGTGCGCCGGTTACCTCGATAACTCCCTCGTCTGTCTCGATGACGTCGGCTTGCGGAAGCTCGATGTTAAACGCGGACTCTACCTTGATGGTCGTCTTGCCGTCCTCGTCTGTTTTGATATTGACGCCTAGTAAACCGCCACCAGTTGCGGCTAGAATAGCCACGATGATAGCAATAATGGGCGTCTTAAACTTTTCGATAAAATCTTTCATCGTAAAAGCCCTTTCTTTACTTACTTTAGTTACAAGCCAATTATATCACGCGCGTTCTAGCTTGCCGCTTGACCTATGGCTATCCAGTCGGCGGTAGCCTGCGTTGACGAGGTGCTAGCTACGTGTCCTGCCCAAATAGAGAAGCTAGTAGCGGTTACATTGTCCGTACAGGAATATTCGCCACATTTACCTGATAAGTCTCGAAGCGTGACGGATACTTGAGGAGCCGAAGCAAAAGCTTTCGGGAATGTAATTGTGCCGGAGTTCGCCTCGCCGTACGCGCCGGTGCTTGACACGTTCCATGTCTTCGTACCGAAACAGATAAGCGTTGAGCCTAGCTGGATGTATGAGTAATTATCCCCAGATATCTTGAATGGGTCTTGGAACGCGTTTAAACATTGAGCCATGTAGTTATGAATTATTTGCCCGTGTATATCCACGCTTGGCACGTCCATCTTTACGAACTCGTAAATACGAATCGAGCCGACATTGGTTAGCACTTGCGGTTGGCTGTTTGAGGCGCCATCAGATGAGAAGCCGACGGCCATAAGCTCTTCGCCGTTGATATTGAGGTATATCGACGCGTCATTGTTAATCGCACGACTAAACTTGACACGGAATCTGTACCCCTCACTTACTGGCGTATGACCGGTGTTTACCTTGAAGATGGCTTTATACTGCGTAGAGTTGGTGGTATCGTAGGTGGCCGTATAGAAGCCGTTGTCCTCTTGCCATACTACCGAGCCACTACCGCTAATGTCTGCAAAATATTTTACGACATTTCCGTTTGTGTCTTCGCCTGTAATTCTTACCATGCTTGACGTTAATACGATACGGAACGCCCGATAAACAGGCAAGCCGTATACTTGTGCGCCCTGGTCGAAGTCTGGGTCGTATTCATAAATGGCGTTGTGGATAGCGCCGTACGCACTTGCAACGTACTCGCTCCAAAGCGTTGCCCAACTGGCTGTAAGGTCATAGCTTCCGGCTGGTAGTTGGCGTGGCGCTACAAGGTCTTTATCGTAGATACCACGGTAGACATAAACGCCGGCGTCGAACGCCTTTGCCTCGGTATTCAGTTGCCCACGCTCTACTGATAGCGTGCCGCTACTTACACTCATGACTTTCATAATCTCGGTGTTATCTGGCGTGGCTGTTTCGCCTGCCGGACTCACGGAGATATAAAACGGGAGCGACTCGGACTCGAAGCGGCTCGTATCTTCTACGCTTATGGAATAGGCCGAACTGCTAATTGCGCTTGTCGTGGTTGTGATGGCTAAGGCGTTTATACTCATAGCTTAATTATACCATCGGGAGTCCACACGCCCACGCACTCCCGTACCTCTTTAATAACCTCGCCGTACTCGTTAATCTCGGCATAGATACGCATAATATGGTTGGTTACGTCGTTATCTTCCATGCCTATAACGTAGCTTAAACATCTCGTCTCGCCGGTGCTGGGGTTAAACTCCATGTTGCGGTAGTATATCAGATTGGCGCTACGTAGTTTGTAGTTTGCCATCAGCATACGCTCATCGTTTAACATCAGGTAGGCGTCGCCGTTCGGCTCGAATACGACGCGGTTAATGACGGTCTGCCCTTTTCTGTTCTTGCCCACTAAATCAAAATGGAGCAGGCGCGACTTCTTACGCTCCTGCTCTACATCTGTATACGCTGACGGGTTGTACTCGGCGTTCTCGTCGTGGTTGGCGCTTCGGTCGTCTTCCGGTTGTTCAATAACTCTGCCGTTGTTGAAGTAGGCGATAAATCGTTGCGACAACCTCACGGCTTACTCCTCTGCGAAGTTAAGGTCTTTTTTGTCTTCTTTCTTAGCCGACGCTTTCTTGGCTGGGGCTTTTGGTTTTTCCTCGGCCTTGGTTTCTTTTGGTGGTTTCTCTTCGGCTGGTGCTTCGGTTGGCGTTGGCGCTTCCTCTTGCGTCTCTAGCTCGGCGTTCGGGTCGTACTTGCCTTTATATACCATGTCGATAAACGCTTGCTTGTTTGCCGTGCTTTTCATCTTGGCGGACATACTCTCGCCTGCGAACGTTTCTTGCGCGTATTGTTTCCATATACGGGTTAATGCAATATACGCTTCCCAACCGCGAATAACTACCTGCGCTTTCGGTTCGAGGGTGCGAATCTGTGGCTTTTCATGATACGCGCGCTGGGTTTCCCTGTCTATCTGTTGAATCGTGGTTTTGCGCGAATATATCCAACCGATTTTCTTATTGAATGGGTTATAGATAACTACGTCGTCCTCTGGCTCGAATAGGTCGTGTAGCATATCTAAGAATCGCTTTGACCCTGTTTTCACGCCGGACTGGCTAAGCTGGCTTTCTAGTTCTTGTTCGATATTCATTTTGTACTATCTCCTTTAGTCTAATTCGTCCATGTAGTAGTCTGCGATTTCCTCTGCGGACATACCCTTAAAGTTTGGTCGTAGTCGGCCGTCCTGTGGCTTCCCACCGGTAGGGCTACCAATCTTGCCGGATATACGCTTGCGCTCTAGGTCGCTTGCCGTTGTCTTCTGGGCTGGCTTGTTGGCCGTAAACTTCTCTGGATGTTGGGCTTTGTAAATATACGTGGCGTCCTCTACGCTTAGGTTTGCGCCTTGAGCGTTGCGCTGTTGCCTGAAGCCTAGAATCTCGTTTATGAGTACCACGGCTGGGTCTTTATCGAACTCTGGCGTGTCTGGCTGGGCGGTAAACTTCGGTAGCACGTTCTGCTTCTGTAACTCTGCCACGCCCTCTACTACGGCCTTGGCTTCGTTGTTCTGCGCCGCTTGCTGTTCGTTCCGTTGGCGGTACTGGTTCATCGACTCGAGCGCTCTTTGAGCGCGAAGCTCTTGCGCCTGCATTTCGTTTAAGAATCGTAGCTCGACTTTCTTATCTGCGAACTCGAAGCCGTCCGGTAACTGCGAGGAGTCCTTGACGCTGTATGTCTTACCATCTTTGCCGACGGTGTTAATATATGGCAAGCTCTTGTATAGGAGTTTATTGTCTGGCGACATATTCTGCCATGCACGCTCGCTAATCTCTTCTGGGCGCTGGTTGAGCTGTTCGATTGCCTGTTGGCGTTGTTGCTGACGTTGCTCTTCGGTCTGCTTTTCTTCTTGCTTAATAAAGCCGCGACGCTTCGCCTCTGCCTCGAAGTCTTCATCCGACATACCTTTTTGCTCTGGCTCTTTGTCTGATTGGCCGTCGTTTTTCTCGCCCTCATCAGATGTAGAGTTGTCCGATTGACCGTCGGTAGAATCGCCGGAGTCTTGGTTGCCTTCCGTCTGCTCTTCTTGGTTTTGGTTGTTCGTCGCGGCTTCGTTGTTATCGCCGCCTTGATTGTCTGGTTGCTGTTCGCCACCATCTTTCGCGTCTGCGCCATTGTCGCCAGCATTGTCTTGCGACTCTGCGGCGTCGTATGCGCGTTCTGCTATTTCTTCAAGGTCTGGGTTCATTGTACGCTTGCCCTTTCTTTAGTTAATAATATCTACCGATATTATAACATATAGCGTTAGCTTAATTGAGCTTTGAGGATGTGGTGTGGCTTTGCCACGTTTTCCTCTTCGGCCTGCTCTGGCTCTTCTGCCTTAGCCTCTGGAGTAATAACTTCGTCCTCTGGCTTTGGCTCTTCGATTGGTTCCTCTTTTGGTTCTTCCTCGACTTCTGGTTCTTCTTCCGGGGCTTCCTCGGTAGCTGGCTCTTCGACCTGTTCTTCCTTTGGTTCCTCGACTGTTGCATTTTCTACAACAGTTTCGGTTTCTTCTGGCGCTTCGGTTTCGACTGGGGTTTCTTCTTTAACCTCTTCTACGACCTCTGCTTTTGGTTCTTCGGCTTTTTCCATCCTATATCCTTTCGTTTAGTGTTACTTAGATTGTATCATTCGGTTGCGTTTCGCCCATCATACTAGCGAGTGCGGAGCCACCACCGAATAGGGCGCCCAACCCGAGCATGATGTCTGGGTTTAAGGTAGGTTTCTTGTTCGATGTTGATTTAATTTGGTTAGGGTCAAAGACAATATACTGGTCATTAGGGCCGCCCATGACATCGGCGTCGTAGTTCGTGCCTTTGATTAGAATGCCATCGTAGCCCTCTGATTTCAAGCCGTCGACATATTTTTGGATTGTATCCCTATCATTTAATGCCATTCCTATACCGCCAAGGTTTGCGTCCTCTGCTGTCTGCCCACCTACTTTGTAAAGGTCTGTTCTAAAACGCTCGTACGCGTCTCCATATTTAAGGTCAGATATACTATCCTGTAGGCTTTTTCTTCTGCTGTTAAGTTTGTTTAAGTTGACAAGCTCGTCTATATACTCGGCCGCTTTATCGCTATCGTACCCCTTACCTGTAAGCCATTTTAAGGCCATGTCGACGTCTCCAGTTTCTACCATACGCATAGCCTGATTTGAGTCATACATACTCCTATGGTAGAAGTTCGTGTCTGAAAGATTCTTTGGCTCGAACCTCAATGCGTCAAGCTCTTTTCTTAGCTTAGCTACCGCTTCGCTATTGTCGACACTCTCATATATCTTTGGGTTTTTCACGTTTAGGTAGGTTTCCATAGCTTTAGGCTCTCCGCTACCGTACCATGTAGACTCTGCCCAGTTCTTAGCATTTTTCTCTGTCGGAGTAAACCAGAAGCCTACGCTGGAGTTGTTGTTGCTAGTTCCGTTACTCTTGCCATGACCGAATACAGTAAAGTCGCCTTTAGTTCCGTGGTACATAGGCATTAGGTTTCCATTGGCGTCTCGTATCACACTATCCTTGAAGAACTCTTCTTGCTCTGGGGTAAGAGCGCCCAGCGCCGAGCCGCCCTTTGCACGCGCTATCGGTAGATAGTTACCCTCATCGCCTGATAGAATAGCGGCGAAGTCATCGAGCGGAATCTCTTTGCTAAATACCTTGCTTGCGTCTCCACCGGCGTAGTCTGTCGCCATCATCTTAGATGGGGATACGAACACGCCAGGCTCTATTGGCTTAGACGAGAATACCGGTAGCGTACCCTTTGCTACGGCGGCACGTGCGTTATCTATGGTAAAGTCCGGATTAGTAAACATATTGTCGGCGTCGAACTTGTCCACTAGGTCTTGTAAGCGGTTAATCTCTTTAGCCGAACGTATACCCGTATGGTAGTTGTCTAACATCGGGTTAGTCTTTTGTAGTAACTCGAACTGCGCGGCTTTTCTGGCCGCTACATCATCGAGCTTGCTCGAGGCTTTCGATAGCATAGCGATATCGTCGCCAGAGTCCGCTAACGAATCGGCGAGCTTAGATAGCACACTCATAGTTTGTTACATCCCCATTCCCATTATTTGTTCTACTGCCGCCGGTGGCTGTGGTGGCATAGCCTGATTTGGCGACGGCGCCATTGGCTGTTCTACTGGTGGCTGTCCGCCCATCATCGGGTCGCCCTGTGGCATACCTTGAGGCATACCCTGTGGCGGCATACCGCCCATTGGTGGCTGTTGGTTCGGCGCCACCATAGCTTGTATCTGCTCCTTAGTCATTGGCTCTGGTTGTACTGCGACGTTCGGGTCAATCAGCAAGCCCTCGCGCCCCATGATATCGTAGCGTAGGCGTAGGTCAATCTTGTTAACCTCTTGCTGTACGTGGTTAATAAACCTGTCGCGTATCTCTTGGCTCGAGTATAGGAAGCGGTCGGTTAACATCTGCTTTCGGTGCGCCTCGATATGTTCGCCGGTTACGTCATCGTGTGGCGCGGCGTCTAGTCCGGCCATAATAACGGCAAAGTCCTCGTAGGCGGTCTTGTCGCCTATCTCGCTCTTCACGTCGTCCACGAGGCTCATCGGGTCGGTCTTAAACTTAACCCATGCTTCGTAGCGCTGGTCGGCGTCCTTGAGTCCTAGGTCTTTGTAGAGGTTGTACGGGTCAATAAGCCCCATCTTGGCGAGGGTCATGGCCACGTTTTCGCGGCGCTCTTTGTCTTCGCGTAGCATACTGCCTTGCTCGACACGTACCCATGCGACATCCGGAATCTTCTCACGGCTAAGCTCGACGAACGCAAAGCTACCATCGTTGGCGCGCGTTGCAAACTTCTTCGGAGAAGTGTAGTAGACTTTCATCATCTGTACGAGCAAGCGGAAGTAACGGTCGAGCGCCACCTCTGTTGCACGAATGATAGCGTCCTGACGGCCTGCCGACTGGCTACGCACCATCTGGGCTTCGCCTAGCGTACCAACCTCGCCGCGGTCATCATCGCCACGGAATTGCGACGGAGTACCGAGTAATGAGTGAATGGCGTTCTTGACGTCCTGCTTGTCGTTCAATACGTACGATGGCAATAAGTGCGGTTGAACCTCGCCATAAGCCGAAGCTAGCGGCATATCGTCCGGTATGGTCAATGTTATTATCTGGTTCGGGTCGCGCGTGATATTCTCTGCCTCTTCGTCCGGAATAGCGCCAGCACGTAGGACTAGGATAGCGTTTGCGGTGTCGGCGTTCTCGGTAATCTGACGGCCACGCTTGTTGAGGATATCTTGTAGTGGAATAACCTGCTCGAGCGGTGTCGTCTGGTCGATAAGCTTCGAGCCATCGTTAATATAGTTAAAGAATACATACGGCTTGGTCGGTCGGTCGATAAAGTTCGTAATCTGTACGCCGTCGCCGTCGTAATAGAAGTTCGGGTTCTTAGACTTCTCAAGGATGGTGTCGCCGATATACCACGCCACGCACTCGTCGACTGTGCCGTCTGTGTTATATTGACTAAACCAGATTTCATTGTATGCTAGTACCGTTCCGAGGAGCTTGCTTGTCATACGCTCACGTCCGAGCGAACGCATAATCTTTGACTTGGCTTTTGGAAACTTTGCGATAAGCTGTGCGACGCTGGCGTGCAACACCTCACAGATAAAGCGCGGCTCTTCGCCTAGCTTGGTATCTTTGTCTAGGATAAGGTTCTCTGGCTCTACCACACGTGGCACGATATCATCGACAATAGGGTCGTACTGGAGCTTAATCACGCCGATATACTTCTTGTAGTTGTTGCGAATAGCCGAAGCCACCTTTTGCTTGAGGATAAACTTCTCGGAGTGGACTTGTAAAGCATATTCGAGGTTCTCAGCCATAACCCTTGAGGCGAGGTCGTCTTTGTCTGGCTGTACCTCTACGCCCGGGTTGCGCCCAGTAACGTAGGCCATGATAGCCTCTGTACCCACCATGATTTGGTTCTCTTGGTATGGCACTTGGTACTGGTAAAGCATACTCGTATCGACTTGGCGGCCGAGATAGTAGCGCTCGTTCTTCTCGCGGCGTGCCTCGAGGTCGTAGCCTTTCTTGTTATTCCAGTAGGCTTGCGCGTCGGATACCCAACGCTTAAAGTTACCAACTAGCTCGCTATCACGTACGTTAAGCGATAGCGTCGGTAGGTCGTCTATAATGCCGGTGTCTTTCGTGATGTTATCCGTAGTAGAATCATCGAATACTTTGCCGGGGTTAATGTCGTAATCGTTCATAACGTCCTTATTGGTCTTTCTTATCTGTTACTGTAATTATACCATTCGAGATAAAAAAGGCCGCCGACTGTTAATCGGCGAACTTAAACGCTGAAATATCTATGTTGTGTTCTTTCGCCCACTTGATAAACTTCGGCGTCATATACCAATCGCCCTTGAGTTCGATAAAATAGACTCTCGCAATATCTAGTATCGTCTTCTCGTCGTCTGGTGTGGTATTAAGCGCCACCAGTAGTTGTAGCCTTGTCTCGGCAAGCTGTACGTCCTTAACCTCTGCCTCGACCGATGTTAGGTCGCGGCGTAGCTCGGTTATCTGCTGTTCGGTATGTTCTGTTATGGCGCTTACCATCCACGTGCCGAATCCGCCCGACGCTACACAGATAGTAGTAATCGACGTAAAGATGAGCGCAACTTTTCGGAGTCGCTCGGACGCACCGTCAAGTACTTTGTCGGCCTTTTTCACTACCGACGCTTTTTTTGTTTTCTTTTTCGGCATACTTAACTCTAGTATACCCTACCTTGTTCGCCGACGCTTCAACTCTTTTCGGATAATTGTACCCATATCTAGGCCAACATCTTTGTACGTGGTCTTGCCAGCGAATATACCTTGAGGCGTAGACTTGATACGGTCTGCCTTGTTAATCAGCTTGCCCTCGCACTTCATGGCTGTTAGTAGCGTATAGAGTAATGAGTCTAGGGCGTGGTCTCGACAATTCGGGTCTATCTTCTCGCCGCCTGATTCGTTGGCGTAAACAATCTCTGGTAATGTCTCGATAAGATACTCGCAACCCCAATGGATGAGTAGCCCGGGCTTGCCGTCGCTGGCGTCTGCGAACTTCTCGTGTAGCATAGTAATACCGTAGGTCTTCAGCTCTTGGTTGAGCTTGTCTGCTCGAACGAGGCGTGGCCGTTTGTCTGGCGGCAACTTCTCTAGCTCGCGCTTGAATACGTCCTTAATCGGCTCGCTACCGCCTAGGTGGCTGTACGCGTCATGAGGTAACGCCCACACGTCCACAGGGTCTAACTCCTGCTGTTTGGTTAGAGTCTCCGCCCACCACTTCGGCGTCTGCTTATTGTTGTGAATCTCGCGGTAAATAAAGGCACGGTCTTCTTTCTCGGTTATCTTATCGAACATCGACCAGAGGCACACGCACTCGTCATTATAGCCCCAGTCCATACCCATAACACGGAATGAGCCATCGAGGAATTGTTTAGTAATGCCGTAGTCTGCGAACTTCTGGAACACGTGGCGGTAGGGCTTGAAGTCCTCGAACACGCCGCCGAAATGGACATCCCATGAGCCACGGCGCCACGCTTCGTATAGCTCGGGGTTAGTCGACTGCAACGAGTCAATCTGCTTCACGTACTCCGGGTCATTCTGCATGAGGATAGGGTTATCGTCAATCGTGGCCGGAATGTAGGCGCGTTTAGTACCCGTAGCACGGTCTATAACTATCTGCCAATGCAAGGTATGCTTCTCGCCTGCGTCATCTTCCCAGTCGTATAGCATTTTCTTAATGTCGCACAATGTAGGGTCGGGCGTAATGAATCGGCGCTTAACCCAGCCCATGCCTGCGCCGGTCGGGTTGGCCGTGCTAAATATCTGGGCGTTAACATCTTCACGCGACGAACGGCACGAGGCTATCAGCTTCTCGTAGCGGTCTTCGGTTGGAATCTGCGTTAACTCCTCTATACCTATCCGGCTAAACTCCTGCCCCTGCCACGCTTCGTACGCGTCATCGTCTTTGAGGTGGCCACCTAGAATCACAGAGTTTTTGTAGCGAATCGTAAATGGCGTTTCACGAAAGCCACACCCCATAACGGCGTAGTACTTCTTGCAACGGTTGTAATAGTCGCGCAAGTCCTGTGCGTTCTTACGGATGATAAGCTGTTGCGTTGCGTTCATCGCCAACTGCTCGCCGTGAATCACAATACTAGCGTCGGTCTTACCACCACCACGCGCCCCACCATATAGCACTTCACGAATCGTAGGGTCTTTCGCAACTAATAACGCTAATGTCTGCGGCCCCGGGTTCGGACACCATAGTCCTTGCGCTCTGGCCGCCGCTCTCTGCTCTTTCGTGTATGCCATTGTAGTTTAAGTTAGCCCCTTTCTTTCTCATTCTATTATACAATAAGCTTAAAGGGGGTGATGATATGGGCAAACGTAGACCCACGTACCTTAAAGAGAATAGGCACCACTTGTGCTTCCCTCGTCGTACTTGGAATCGAGGTAAAGCTCGAATCGTCCGCGACGCCTGCGTCCGTATGCTAGACGTAGACATCCACAACGAGCTTCACGCCACCGTGCCGCCCGTGCCAGTACCTCGGGATATTGCCGACGTCGCACGGCTCGTCCAGTCCTACGATATCTCTAAGCTGGACGCCGCCAACGTTGCGCACTTCCTGTATATGGTATCCGGCGATAGGGCTTTTCAAGACGCGATATATGCACAGTACGTCTTTCTCAAAAAACATCCCTCGTAATTGGGGGATGTTCTTCATCACTCTTAGGCTTCTTCTTTTAGTAGTTCTCGCAAAGCTCTGATTGCCTTAACGATACATAGTAGTAGGACGCCTGCTGGTACTGCCATAGCATTATCTCCTTTCTTTGTCTTCGAGTATGAGCCGCATATCTAGGTTTATCTCCTCGATGACATATCCTCTCTTGATAGCCTTACGGTACTTGCGTAGAGCTATTGCCTCAAGGTTGCTCCCGTCCACCATCCACGATATACGCTCCGGGTCGGCGGTCTTCTCGTGGTACGAGAACCAGTACTTTATCGCGACTGGCTGGGCTAGTTCTTCTCCGCCGTACAACATCGCATGAGCTACCATCGCCGCGGCTATTGTTGCTAAAAGTGCCGTACATAGAGGTACCATGACTACTCCTCTCTGATATTATCGTTATCGCTATCTGGTAGAGCAAAGCCTCGAACGAATACGTTTTGGCTGTTCTCGACTTGTGCTTCCAGTTTGAATATAGCCTTGCCCTCTGTCCTATCCATGACCCACTTCTCCGTCTCGAAGTCTAGCGCTCGGTCGAACGATAGTGCGTAGGCTCTGCGCTCTCCGAGCGTCTCCGGTATCACGTCATCGTGGTAGGTCTTCTTAAAGATGTTAGCGTACTTGCGTAGAATCTTCTCGCGGTGCTTCTTGCTCTTGCCATAAGTGGCGAGGTCTTCTATGTCAATAATGTTAGAGAAGAAGTCGAGCCAGAAGTCGCCACGTCGTACGGCGCTTTCTAGTTTGCTTTGCGGCTTAATCATCGTGCCGTCCGGCTTTACCCTCGGGTCTTTCTTGCCGCCGAACCGAGTCTGCGCTTCCTTGGAATCTGGCTTAACGGCTTTCTTTGCCCGTGATATTTTCTCGCGCGTCTCTTTGGTATGGGGGTGCGACTTGTTCGGGTACTTGATAGCTTCCACCTTACGTCTTGCCATAGTTACTCCTTGTTACTTGAGTAGTTCCTTTACTCTTTTAATTATAACCGATTTGTAATTTTCTAGCTTAGTGCCATGCTCTTTGGCTTCTCCCTCGTGATATATCTCGCAATCTCCTAGCCACACCTCATATCTAAATGGCTTCTTCTTGTCTAGGCCATAGCCGATATAGCGTCGCTTCAACTCGTAGCCCTCTACTAGGTCGTACTCTAGTAATAGCTGCAAAACCTTTCCACACTCTTTACTGCCGGTGTCGCGCCGTCTCATAGTATGCTATCCTGCGCTCTTTTAATGGCCTTGAGCATATTGCGGAAGCCGCGCCCCGAGCCGATATGCTTTGCGCTCCACCATCCCGAGTACGGGTAGAGTCTCATCGTTACTGGCTTCTCGTAGTCCGGTAGCTCGACGTTAAACGTTAAGCTCTTGTCTTCTTCGTTTAGTTCTACCGTGTAGCCCATCTTCTCTAGCTCGGCCTTACAGGTCTTTATCCTAACCGGCTGGAGTAGCGCCTCGCGTTCTTGGTTAAATCTATTGCTCATCTTCATTTTTCCTCCTCTGTGTAATGCTCATAAACATATGTGCCATCTTCGAGTTTCTTCCATACCGCAGTCTGCTCGGCATTTGTACACCACATTATTTCTCCCCCAATAATTCAGGGTTTTCGTGGATTGTGCAGATAATTACCATCTCAAACTCGTCAATATAACCTTGCACCAGCCCACCACATGAACCATCGTTACTTTCAAATCTTGTATGACCGTCGTCAAAACTCACCTCGTAATTTTTGCCAATTTTACTTTTTAATATATCCCCCTCATAAATCTCTTTGCCGTTCTTGTCTTTGAATCCCGTATCATCCTCTCGGATGATATAGCCATTGTCGAAGTCGGTTGTGTCGAACGCTTCCTCATATCCAGGCCCATCAGCATCAGCGCAGACCTTGCCGTCACATCTAATGTAGAACTCGTCATCTTTGAGATAGCGGTTGAGTTTTGTATGCCATGCTCTGAACCCTCTCATCTTGGCTCCTCTTCGTCATAAATAACATAGGCTCGGTATACCACATAGTTCATCAAGTCCCATAAAAACTCGTTCGGTTTTACTCTCGGCTCTATTTTCAGCCATCCCCTATCGACATATTCTTTGACTACGCGCATTTCTTTGGGGGTAACTTTCCCTCGCTCTATCTTTCCATTATTCATGGCTAAATAAAGCAAGTATGGGTATAGACGTAATTCTGTTAGAGTTATTTCTCTATCTCTCAATCTACGCTTTATATGTAAATCTTCTCTAAGCTCTTCTGTTAATTGTCCTCTCATCTTTGCCCTTTCCTAAATCTGCCGTCATATTCTCTGCGAGGGCCGACGGCTTCGGTTAATATTGTAAAGTTCGATAGGTCGTAATCTTTCTTCATCTGCTCCAGCTCTTCTTCGGTAAACTCGAACTTATGCTTGCGTGCCTGCGCTCTACACCCCACCTCGAAGTCGTCCGTGCGCTCGTCGAAGTAGAGATACTTAGGCGAATCGTCGTATGCTGGAGTCCACCATATCCTGTTAAGTAGTAGTCTATACATTGAGTAGTTTCCTCATATCTTCGTTTGTTAAGTTGCCACGTACCGCCACGATATATCCCTCTGCCTTTAGCTTGTAGAGGTCGCCTAGGCGTTTTCCAGCGCGCTCTGGCTTTCTGAAGTAGCTACGATGGCGGTAGTCTTTCCAGCCCACGCCCTCGATATAGTTACCGGATGTCTCGACGAGGTATCGGGTCTGGCCGTTAGACCAGACCACGCGTCTTACGTTAATGTTAAGTACTTTCTCTTTAACTATCCTCATGGCGGCTCCTAGTAGTGTACTGGGTTATGGCTTTTGTCTACTACTAGCCAGAAGTGTTGGTTATTGTCATCGTTAAATGTTGCGTCATGGCCGTTCTTGTACTTTACTACTCTTACCGCGTCGCACTTGTACATGAGGTATTTGGATACGATGTTCTCTGTCCTCTTACCGTCGCGGATATCTACTTCCATGATTTTGTATTTTGGATGTGCCGCCATTTTTATTCCCCTTTCTCAGTCATCGCCATTTTGTTTGCGATGTTTAGGTTATCACAGATTAGTGCGATGTCCAAAGACGCTTTCTCGAGTGCTTCTGCCGCAACACGTTTGCGATTGCGGAAAGCGACTTCCTCTGCTTTATCTACATTCTTCATAGCTTGCTTGAGCTGTTTGATTGCTTTGTAGATTTCTTCCATTTTTTCTTGCCCTTTCGTTTATGTTACTTTTAGTATAGCACGAGCGTGTTATAAATGTCAACATTTTGCAAACAAAAAACTACCCCTGTTATGGAGTAGATTTTTTGACTTTTTTCTAAAATGGGCAAGTATCTTTTGGCTTTTTGGGCTTCTTTGGTTGCTTCGGTAGTGGCGGTAATTCGTACGGCGTAATGTCTATGACGGCGCCGGGGTTCTTTGCGTCTACGCCAGCGAAGTAACACTCGACACAGGCTACGCGCTGGCAGTTGTCGTCTATGATAACTTCGCTCTTTACTAGGCCATCTAGCACGGACGTTAGCTGGTTGTCTAGGTCGTGCCGTGTTAGGTCTTTCTGCCATAGCCCTACGCGAATCTTGACCGGCTCGTCGATTGGCTCATCGTGCCATTGTAGGGCGAGCTGGTCGGCGATGTCTCTTTGGTTAGCCAGCGATTGCTCGCTTTGTCCGATAAACCGCTGGCCTGTTCTCCGATTTTTAAGGATACGTTTATTGTTCTTCTTGGAGTAGATGACCCCGATATATTCTAGGTGCGCCGGAAGCTTTGCCCTCGCCATAAGCTATTCTCCGTCTTCGTGTTTTTTCGCGGCCTCGTTCCCCTCATGAATCACGATGGCGGCCATGATGAGCGTTCCTATAATCATACCGCCGAATAATACTACTGCAACTACCATCTCTTATCCTCTCGTTCGTCGAATAACCTTATTGCCATTATTATACAACCCCTCGCGCTTTTTGGTAGATGGGCCTCGGCGGCTCTTGCGTCCGCCGATTGCGCCAGCTATCTTCGCACGCTCGAAGCCGGTTAAACCGTCCTTACCGCGCGTCTCGGATGAGAAGCCGCCAGTATGTCCGTTGCTACCGCCCCTGCGTCCGATGTTGCGGTAAAAGTCCTTTCCGTATTTTTCGATATTAGTTTGTGCGGCTTTCTTGCCACCTGTTCTAGTTCCTGCCATAGTCTTATTTTTCCCTTTCTTGCTAAATAAGCTTTATGTTATATAATATGGTGTTTCCACCTCTGTTAGTCTTTCTTCTCGTTCTCTTTGCGGTCTTCTTCATTTTCGCCAATAACGGAACCGTCTATCACGAAGTGTGGCGAGTCGTCGTTATCCGGATAGCCGCCGCTACTATCGCTCTGGTCGTCCACGATAGCCTGCTCTAGTTCTGGTGTGAGTAGACCGAACTTAGATAGTAATAGCTTGAGTACGGTCTTGCGCGCCATCGAGTCGAAGTCATCTTTCCATACGCCATAGCCTCTACGGTAAGTCTGTGAGTACTTGTTGGCGTGAGCATGGAGTTGCTCGACCGTCATATAATATTGCTTCTCGAAATTATCCCTCGTGCGAACGTAGGCGACGTAACCGACTATCTTATGCGCTGGCTTCTTCGTATCTTTGTTAATCGCCTCGCGCTCGTTGTCGTCGAGTATCCAGTTAAACATCATGTCGCCAGACATACGGTCGATACCGGTTAGCTCGCCCTCGCGCACATCCGTTACGTTGATACGGGCGTACTTGCCGGAGCGGAGCGCCAACTGTACGATACCACGCCATCCTATCTGGAATTGCGGCTCTACCTTATCTAGCTTGTTATTCCTGTACGGAATAATGTAGCATTGACCGAGGTTATTATCGAACGATAAGTTAAGCGCCGCGGCCTTGATACAACAGTTGTAAAGTTCTGCCGGTTGGCATTTTGAGAAGTCCGTATTGGAGTTTGCCAGCGATATAACCGCCGCGATAAATTGCGAGGAGCGCTTGCCGAGAGTTTTCTCGGCCGCTTCCTTTACTTTGTCGGAGCGCATAAACTCCTGTACCGTGATTGGCTTCTGTTCTGCCGGGGCTTTTGCGCCTTGCGTTGCTAGTTCTTTTGTCATAGTGATAGGTCTCCTAAGTGGCCAATCTCTGTATCGAGATAGACCGGTTTTTTATCTTCGCGTTTCTCGAATCGTAGAATCTCGCCTAAACAGTTATCGAGCTTCTTCATGCCACCCTCGATGAAGTTAGCGTCGCAAGTCCAGACCTTAACCCTGAATGGTGCTACCGTCTCTACGACGAAGAAGTTAAACTGCGCGTACTTAATAATCTCTTCCGGTGCTTCCTCATACTTTTTGTTGAGTTCTGGGAAGTCCTTTGCTGATACTGCCATCAGCGAGTATAGCGCGGCTTGTAGGTCGTAATGGTTGTAGTAGGCCTTGCGTGCGAAGTCATCGAACTGCGCCGTTGTCTTGAGGTCGTTAATCTCTACCCTTACAACTTTGCCGTCCTCTTTGACGACTCGGAACGCGTCGGCTTTACCCTTAACCGGTACGCCGAAGATTGTTGCGTTAAGGAACTCTTGCTCGTGTTTTAGCTCCTTGCCGAGATAGTACTCGAAGTATGGGTGCTTCTCGACATTCTCTACGATAGGTACAATGTCGTTATACTGTTGTGCGTTAATGACATACTTGCCGAGTTCTTCTTGCTGGTCGCGCCAGTCTCGTGCGGCCTTTGTGCGGAAGCTATCGAACGGCGATACCGCGAAGACATCCTCGCCGCCTGTAATAAAGTTATGGGCGAGCTGTCCTAGGTTTACTGCCTGTCCGAACTTCTCCTCGAAGTCCTTTGTCTTAGCGCCAACTGCATAGTCGATACCGTGGTCGAGAATCTTCTTCATCGAGCTATACGACCAGCGGTCTAGCGCGTAATAATCTGCGTTAGTCATTCTTGATACCCCCAGAGAGTGTTAAGTTGCCATAGTTGATAGAGTCTTCGTTCTCGTTCCACTCTTCGTTGTTATCGCCCTCGAGCCAACGATACGAGCCGCATTGGTCGCATACTTCTGCGGCGTCATCTTCATAGTCTGCGTCTTCCGGCTTGCCGTTGCATACTAGGTGGCTACCGTACGCTTTGTCGATATGAGTATGAGCGTGTGGACATCGCCACTCCCCATCAGTAAGAACGAAGCGTAACTCCGTAGGCGTTTTCTCTGCCATAATATTTGCCCTTTCTTTAGATTTTATATATATATGGCCTCTAGCTAACCGGTGCGTTGTTTTCGTGGCGAGGTAGCACTTAACCTCTTGTTTTTGTCGGTATTGCTATTAAGGTTACTTTTAGTATAGCACTAGTGCTTTGATGAGTCAATAACATTCGTGCTTTATTTTTTATAAAGCCCATAAGCGATAAGCCAGTTGCGGACGGTATTATACCCTACCCCTAGCTTTGCCGCGATAGTCCGGAGCGGTAAGCGTTCGCCGTCCTCGAACGCCGCCTCTATAAGTTGCCTACGCGAAGCTCTGGGAATATATCTATATGCCATACTCTAATGATACTATAAAGCTTTTCGTATCCGTTACGCGGCCTACTATAAAGCCGACAAAAAACCGCCCTTCAAGTAGCGACTCGAAAACTCGAAGTAGTGGCGGTTATTTGCCGTAATAGACACCGTGCCTCGATTTAAGACATCATGTCCGCTCTGTTGTAAAACGATTGGACTTACTACCATTTAAGCACCCCCCCCCCACTTCGTCAAGCACCAAAAAACCGCCGTTTCAAGCATGGCTTAATAATGCTCGAAATTGTCGGCGGTAGTCGGAGCTTAGCGCTAAGTTGTTACCATTATGTACGCCGTACCGCTTAGCAAGCTCCTAGCGCTTAGTTATATTATACCAAAAAACCGCCGGAGCCTTTCCAATTTATTAGACTGGGGGTCGGCGATTTTTAGACGCTTGTATCCATAACACCAGCGAGTCCAAGACTAAACTACTGGAGTATCTCTATTATATCAGTCTGTATAGCCAATACTCAAAACTGGGTCTATAATCTCCCCGAACTTCTTTAACTGCTTCTTATGAAGCCTGCGAATCTTACGTGTGTATTCTTTGCGAGTCTGCTTGTTTCTCCCCCTACGACAATGATAGCAACCACAACCTGTGTGCATTTTGATATTCATACTCCCAGCATACATCAAAAAACCGCCCCTTTCGACTATATCTCTATAATCTATCTTGAGGCGGTTTATAGCGCTACCTACGCGTGGCAGGTGCGTAGCTTAATTATATACTATTTTTTCTTGCTTTTCTTTTTTCCACCACAGCCCATGGCGTACTCCTTTCTAATCATATTTTGGCGCTTCAACATATAGCTTCGCTGGCAAGTTCGGGTCTGTTGCGGATACTTTGATATATGTAGTACCCTCTTCAGCGCCGCCTTGCTTCAAAGCGTTTAGTTGGTCGATAAGTGTTTGGTTCGTAATCTCTGTCGTAGTAGGGGTTGCAAGGGCGTAGTAGACGGTAGTGTTGTGCGATTGTAGCCAAGTGATAAAACTGCTTAATTGTGTCGTCGTGTCCGTCATATTAAGCAAAGATGTTGGCATAGCGATACGGATTTTTTGCGTATTTGACGCTCCGACGCTAAGTCTTGCCTCGTCAAACGCAGGCATACCAGCATAAATCGATGAAGCAGAGTAATTGACGAAATAGTCTGATAGTCCTTCCACGACCGTTGATGGCAAAGAACTATTTGCGCCAGTAATAACACAATAATTTGGTGCATTTGTAAATGGTCCAAGACTAGCCCAACCATTCTCTGTTCCGTCCAACACCACCTTACCAACTTGCTTCTCTATATACCACTTGTCGTCAATCTGCTTGATTGTGTCGCAATATTTTGGCAAGCCGTTTGGCTGTATTTCGCCAACACCTGCTAGTTCTATTGGCGTAAAGTATGGAGTAAATGGGGTGGCTTGACCGAGTTCGAGCTGAATGTTTTTAATCTCGATGATGTTGCCCGTATTCGCCGCCTGAATATCTACACGAGAATCTGAAACGTCAGTTGCAGTTGCTACGAAAGTCTTAGAAACATCTAGCCACACATCTTTTCCTGAAACAGCCATGTTTGGCGAGTTTCGGACAATTCCGAACCTGATTTGATTTGTCGCATTAGTGCCACTAAGTCGAATTGTTGCGCTTAGTGTGTATGTTTCCCCTTCGACCAATGTTGGCTTGAACCCTGCGAAGGCGCAAGTTCCGAACTCGCCGTTCGATTGTCTGACCGTCACAATTCCGTCTTGATACGTTCCCCAGTTGTTTACCAACGAACCGCCAAGATTCTCAAATCGTGTAACTGCCGTTTCAGTATCAAACAGATTCTTCCCAAGATTGATTGGGAACTCTTGCCCTTGATATGGCTCGTAGGCGGTGGCGGTTGAGCCGAGTTCGAGTTGTAATTCATGGGATGCGACATCGGATGGTGCTAGAACTCCCCCACCTTTCCAACCAAGCGTTATTGTGTAGCACATATTGGCTGGCACAGTAAATGTTTTTATCAGACTAGTTTCTTTTGGGTCGAACCATGCAACCGATTGCCCTGACGCTGTTCCGTCCAAATTCCAGAAGTCCACCCTGAACGCTATGTTTATATCTGTCGTGAACGTGAATGTTGTTGCTGTGTATACAGGTGTTTTGTTAATCTGACACACCCGTCCAGTTGATGGTAATAGCGAACCGCCACCATAAGTCCAATAACCCTGTTGCCACTCTGAGCTGTCTGGGTTCAACAGGTTCTTC